GATTGCTTAGTGCCTACTTCCATTTCTTGTAAATCTCCACGAGACATTTGAACTCTCCGTTTAACCTTTAGTTATAAACTATATTTATTTATAATTTAATAAATTACAATGAGTTTAAAAACTCATTGAAAAGTGATAATTTGTACTCTTCCAAAATACCTTGATCAACTAGACTATTTATTTTATGTTTAGTGCTTTCTGCTACTTTTTCTCTCAACCTTCCACCATCCCAAATCCACTCTTTACCTTCCATAATACCTTGAACGAATGCATCAGGTGCAGAAGGATCAGCAACAATATCAGCGGCAGTTGCAAGCATAAAATCTTCACCAACTTCTTTATGTCCTTCTCTTGTTTCTCTTAAAGAACCAATACCGCGAGAAGAAACTCCAAGACAAACACCTTCTTTTAGAAGTGATTCTGCAATCTTACCCATTGGAGTTGAAAGAATCTGTGCCTTTCCAATAAAATTGTTTCCTTCTTGAGTAAGAGAAACAATTTTATGCGAAACCCTATCAAGATTGACTGTAGGACCATCAGGATGTCCAAGTTCTCCAAGAGCACGACCTTTATCTACGTATTGCTCAGTATATCTTTTTACTTCACGCTCCATAATCGCCATTGGATACATACGTCCATTGCGATTTACACATTCTGCTTGAAGAAAAGGTCCTTGGATGTAAAGTTTTTTGTCTTCACCTTTTCCTTCAACAACAACTTCTACCTTTTCGATTTCTTCCGTAATGAGTTTCATTATGCTTGTCCTGTAATTTGTACTTGTTGATAGTAAAGAGTCCCCGACCCTGCACCATATGCAGAAACCTTATTTGAAATTGATACGCTGGCATCATTCGAAGAAAATGTAGTAACAATTCCACTTGAATCATTAGCAACTGTCATTCTAGTTTGATAATAACCATCAACTCCAGTAGAAGTATCAACTGACAAAACTTCTTTATGAGTGAAATTGTAGTAAGATTGACCATTCGCTGATAAAGTTACATAATCACCAACACCAAATGGAACTTGAGTTCCTTCCGGAACAATAACTTTAGTCGTTGTTCCAGTTATTATTCCAACAACACGATTAGATGCTTTGGTAAGAGCGAGTGTTGCTGTGTTTCCTGAAGGAATATAATAATCAGTGTTTGTAGCAGCAGGAGTTCCCACACCAATCTTGACGTATGCTCCTGCTCCTTCAGCAACAACTCTAAGTACACTTGATTGTACAGAAAAAGAATTTGGTGATGTAGTTGCAGTACCTGCTGAAAATGTAAATGAGGAACCAACCCCAACTGGTCTATGAGCCATTATTTTAAATAAACACTTTTAGTTATTTATAAATTGCAAATCACCTACTAATTTCTTCCCAGTCTATCGCGGCAAAAACTGTAGCATTTCCAGTATCACTAGTACAGACTATAGATAACTCATATGGAGTTTTAGTTAACCCATCTCTTTCTAACTGGAATTTAAATAGTGCTTCTTTTAGAATGTCAACCGAATTAGAACTTTGTTGGGTGGAATTAAAAAATCCAGACGCTAAAGTCCTTCCCCCAACATAAGTTCCCCCATCAATTTTATATTCAACGGCACTATCAACCCCAGCACTCACCCAACTTCCTCCGGATGATGTTCCACCCGCTCTGACTTGCCAGTTATAATTTGCATTATTAGTATTTCCTAGTAGTGAAAGTGCTGTTAAAATTACTATAGCGTCTAATCTATCTGGACTTGATTTGAGTCGAATTGAAATAACATTGTAATATGATGATGATGTTGTTAGTCCCACTGGAGATGTGAGTGCAGTTCCTACTGCCTGTTGCAGTCCTCTAAGTTCATAACCACCCTCAGAAATTACTGAAGAACATACTTGCTTTAAAGTGCTGGAACTAGTTGTCACTCCAGTATTAGAAATCTCATATCTTATTGGTAAAGATGCGGTAGTAATATAAGTCGAGTCAATTTGATTTGCGTGGTGGAATGAATGGCAATGAATAAATTGACCATTAATCACAAAACCAACTCTAACGGTTCCAAGTCCTAACCATTCAAAATCAGACCACATAATTTGTCCTTTAGAGACATCTAATGTGTATCCAGAAGGTCCAGTTCCATCTAATCTATCTACAGCATTCCATGAGGATTGTGGAATTCTACTTTCCGATAAAATTCCACTAACAATACTCCTCTCTACAAAATTTAAATTTGTACTATCAACTTCAAAATAAATTCCATTATCTGCACCAAAATAACCTACTCTCTGCCTAAGATTTTGTTTTGGTGCATTCATTACGAAAGTATTTAAAACTTCTAAAGACTTTCCTGGCTGATATGCAAATACTTTAGTGGTTTCTCTAATTACAGAATCACCACTTGTAGTCCCGATACCAATATTAATTAAACCTTGAGTTGTTACAAATCCAACTGTAGATCCATTCCCTACAATCAAACTGGTCCAAAGATTATTATCCCTGTATCTATGAGATGAATCAAATAATGTGAGTGGAGATGATATCCTTAAGCGACCAAAAGCATCAGTTGCTGTTGATACTGGAGAAGAAATAATTGTCCCTGTGACTGGAAATGGATTTTGAGAACTAATTACTTGACCATCACTTGATGCAACACCTACAACTTCAAAAAGAGATCTTTCTTGATTTAAATAATCTTGGGTAGTTATATTCCATTGCGCCATTTATCAATCAATCCATTCTAATTTTGATGGGTGGTATCGTTTTGCGTTTTTAATGTTATAATTTTTTTCCATTACTGGATAAATCTGATGAACAACTGCTCCAGGATAATCTGACTGCAGTTGCTCTCCCAAATCTCTTGTGGATGGAATACCATTTTTAGTAATAAGTTCTAGTCTATAGAGACTTCCATTCCACATTACATCTGCAACATATTCCTCACCAACTTGCTGTGGTGGTTCTGGTTGAGAATTAATATAAAGATTTCCTGTAAAATCGCCAGCAATATTAACCGATTCTGAGATAAATTGCCTGAAGGATTTCATATCATTCCTCTTCTTGATCTTCTTGCCCAAACATACTCATTGCAACTGCAGGACGAAACCCATCAATTTTTTCTGCAGATTTGTTAAAAAGCAATTCTTTAATCTTATCACTAATCTGAGAAGGAGATTCGTCAGTAGCAATCATATCTAAAAGATCATCCATTTTTAATACCTAAGTAATTTTCTTTATTTATATTTCACCACCCTTGGGCATTTCTGCCGCTTTGGTGCTAGGTTCAGTTGCATTTGCATTAATTTCTGGTTCCATCACTGGCTGACCAAGATCCATCTGTGCTGGTTGTTCGGTCTGACTAGATTGATCCAATGGCATTCCGGTCATAGGATCAACTGGAATATTTGGATCTGGGATAATTCCATCTTTAATTTCTTTCTTGATAATTTTATCTTGTTCAATAATTTCTTCGTCGGTTTGGCGAAGAATTTTTCTTCTTACATAATCCTGAGAGAAATATTTTCCGACATATGGTTCTGCAATTTGAACCATTCCAAGACGCTCATTTAAAAGTTCTGCGTCTTTAAGTTCTGCAAAGTGATTATCATAAAGAAAATCATACTGAATGTGTTCACTCATAATATCCCAGTCTTCTGGGGTAATAATATTTTTCAGAATTAATTGTGTCCTAAGCATATCATGGAACATATAAGAAAATCTTTTTCTCAAACGAGCCACAAATTTGCTGAACTTAACTTCATCTCTAAGAATTTCAGAAGAACGACCTAGATTAAAACCACCTTCTCCATCCATTCTTGATGGGGGAACATTTAGAGAACGATATAATTTTTTCTTAAAGTATTCAATATCTGTAATTTCACCAAGATTCTGACCACCAGGAAGAGTTGTGATTTCAGTTCCTCTACCACCTTCACGGCGAGGAAGCCAGAAGTCCTCAAGCATTGCCATGAACTTTTTATCATCACGAATTTCGCCAGTATTTGCATCATATACAAGTTTATTTCTATATCTCATCATAACATCACGAAGATATTGTTCTGCTTTTACCTTCGGTAGATTCCCCACATCAATGTAAAAAATGCGACGCTCAGGTGCTCGTGATAGGCGATAGATAACCAAAGAGTCCTCAATCATTCTTAGTTGATTGAGAGATTTGATTGCTTTGTGTAGATATGAGAGTGTTGATCCTTTATTTCTATCTACTAAACCTGAAGTGCAATAAGTTACAGAATCTCTGGACATTTTAATCCCTTGAGATCCTCCCATAGAAGACGGATTTCCTGTCGGATATGTTAACTTTGGTGAGTAAATAAAATATTCCTCAATTTCTGGGAACTCATAATCCATAGGATTATCAACATTCGTATTACTTACTCTAAATCTATCCTTATCATCTTTTTTTTGTTGTCTAATGTACCTCATTTTCATGGGATCAATGTATCTTAATTCTTGAATCCCATCATTAGGTTTTTTGAGGTCAATAACTTTATGATAATAAATTCTACCATCAATATACCAGTTTCGATAAATTTCGTGAGATTTTTTATCAAAATCTAGTAAATTTAAAATATATTTAAATTCTTCTCTAATCTTTCTTTTAATTCCATCACTAGCATTTAAATGCGATAGTTCTATCTCAACTGGAGTGTCATTAGTGTCGGAAACTATTGCTTCATTTACTATATCTTCAATAGCACTATCACACTCTGGATGTAGTGCCATTTCCCTATATCTTTTAATTAAATCAAATTCTGTTCTGTAGATACCTTCGATATCAACATAGGACCCAAAAAACCCACTACTCAGGTAATGATCCGCAGCATCCTCATTATTGGGAGGTACTGGAGATAGAGTAGTGGGTGATAGTGGTTCAGAATCTTCTAAAGAAAATCCAAAAAGTCGTGCCATAATTAATTTGTTGTCTCTATAGTCGTAAGACTATTTATCAGACCTGTTCAGTAGTGGGAGACCAGTATTGTACCTGGAACTCTACTGTGAATTCTTCAATGGTATCTGAACTATCATATGAAAGGTCAATAGCAGAGATATTAGTTGGGAAAATATCGTAAAACTTATAAGTTTTTGCTGTTTCCAATCCAGAACCAGTGACATTTCCGACCCCAGTAGTGCTTGCTCCTCTCTTCAGTTGCTTCACAAAAGCAGGTTTCATATAATCATTAGGATCAGTTGCGCCACTACCATCTGCATATTGCGCTACGAATTGCATCCAATTTTCCATTACGTTTCTAATAGCAAAATCTTGATCATTAATTACAGTGATCGTCCAAGTATCAAAAGTTCTATCCCCAGCAACTTTAAAAATTCTTCCTCTAAAAGGAACATCAATTGAAGCCACATTTGATGCTGGAAGAGCAGCTGCCTTGCACAAGATAGGAAAATTGTTGGGGAGATTATCCCCACCCGGAATTGGTCCAGGAATAACAACTTCAAAAAGATTAGGTCTAGCTCCGCCACCAAGTAGTGCTGATTTAAAATCTTGAATTGAGTGTGCCATTTTTAAGTCCTCCTTTGTTTTTGGTAATTAAATCAAACGGTGCCAGCTACTTCTTCAAAACTTACTCCAGTTCTAGTAGCAACAAAGGTAAGAGTTACATAATTAATGGACTTGGCGGGCTTGAGGAAAATATCAGCCCTAAATTCATTATTATCTATAACATCTGGAGTGTTATTCGATGTATCACAAACAACCAGGAATCCATACAGACCCCTCTTTGCTTGTACATCGCGGAGGTATGGTTCTACAATATTTCTAAAGTTTGCTCTGGTAATCTCATCATTCAGTTCGAAGAGTTGAGCTTGAGCTGCTCTTTGGAGTGCTTGCTCAATTGTAAGGAACAAACGACGAACGTTAATTCTATCAAATGCAGAAGCGTATCCAAGAGCCGTTTTATCCCCAAAGAGAAGAGTTCCTATGCCTGGTTGTGTTATGATAGAGTTTATTCTCTTCTGATATAATTGATCTCTTTGTGCTTTTGATGGATTATAAGCTAGTTTAACTGCATTGTTTAAAATTCCTCTTTGCTGACCTGCAGGAGAGAACCAAGGATAAGCAACAATATTAGTACGGGTCATAAGACCTGCAATATCGCCATTACAAGGAATATAAACAAACTTATTATTAAACCTATCATAGGTATATTTGTATCCACTATCGAAGATTGCATATGATGAAGATTGCAGTGATCCAAAATACTTGATTAGATTTGTAGTTTGTGTAGTGGTATTAGTTTCACCAACTAAACTTGTTCTATGAGGTCCAATGCAAGCAACACAATCCTTTCTCTGCTCAGCAATAGAAATAAGATAATTTGCTTTTGCCTGCGAATCATATGGAGCACTTGCATCTCCTCCCATACCGGGACCCATCATCAAATAATCAACTTCAATATCATCTTTGTTTGAGAACAGATTGTATGAAGTCATTAAGTTTGCCAGGGTCGCAGACATTCCTCCATTGGATGAATAATCTTTCCCTCCAGTCAGAGTATAAGTTTTATTTCCAATAGCACTGAAGATTGTATCCTGAGCTTCTAGACCCCATAAACCATCTGAAGTTGTAACTTTGACCCAATTACCGGAAAATCCTGTTGATTTTGGTGAAGTTGACCAATAACCATCCGCAGCACTTGATGGATTGCTTCCTGCATAAATTTGTGCAGAGAAGTCTGCAATATATCTTTCATACCAAATCTTTTGTGGAGAATTAACAGCAGATATTGCATCAACTGCCTTAGAAAGACCAATATGTTTTTCTAGAAGAGATCCTTGATTTCCAGTTATTGTTCCCAAATCATCAACAACAACTACGTGTATTTCATCGTTTTTACCGTTTCTTTCTAAAGTATGTCTGGTTGTTCCTGGTTTTGGTGCAATCGATTTCCAATAAATTGTAGAATTATCGAGATCTAAAGTTTGGTTATCGTACCAATCTGAAACGTCAGTTAGTGTATAATCCGACTCACTTCCACCAGAATTATTGACAACTGTTATTGAATCTCCAACTAAAGCACAATAACCCTTTATATTTTCTGCATAATCTATTTTTGTTTCTGTGCCTGCAGAAGAAACTCTAGAGACTATTTTAACATCAATTGTGCTATTTGCTCCTGGGCTTACTGTATCAGTTCTAACCCCAGTAATAATGCCTTTAATATAACCATTAAATGTCGATGTAGATCCGGAACCAGAAATTACTGCATTACTTACAGCAATAGAAACGCCATATCCAACTGCAACACCATCTGCAGCAAGATCGGTCGTTTGAACCGTTAAAGTTTGATCAGCTAAAGCATCAATCACACATACTTTTAAATTTTCTGCCCAAGATCCTGGATTCTTTGCAGCAAAAGTATAGTTGTTGTCAGATCCATCTGAATGGTTTGCAATATAATCATCATAGTTATCAATTTTTAAAGAAGTAGTAGCAGCTACACCAACACCAGCATTTGCATTGTTTAGTGTAGTCCCACTAGTTCTAACTACTTTTAAAACCCCTCCATATGAAAGGAATGAGGATGCAGTCATCCAATATTCATATTGATTGTCAATGCTCTGTGGTTTTCCGAACGTGTTGATTAAATCTTGTTCGGTTGCAATGTCAACTGGATAATTTACGGGGCCAATTGGAAAAGGACCCGCAATTGCTCCAATGTTATCTAAAACATTATCAGCTCTTCCTACAGTTAAGTCAACCTCTCTGACGAGTACGCCTGGAGATAATTGAGGAGTCGCCATGTTTTTCTCCTGAAGTCTCAGATTCTCTAAAAAATATTTATTAAAATACTATTTTTCATAGGGGAAATGGGACGTGAATATTACCAGTCTGGATATTTCCAATCCGAAGAAGAATTATTTCTATTTTTAGAGTTTAAAATTCTTTTTATAGTACATTCTTTACACTCATAAGAATATGAAGATGCAACTGGACCTCTATCCTTTCTTGTTCTATAAAAACCATCGATTAAATTTTTCATCTCACCACAAACTCTACAATGCCTATCTTGTAAAAGAAGATGCCCTAATTTTATTTGACCATCTAAATCCATTAAGAATATTCCCACATATAAGACATATCACCATATTCATCTACATACCATCTATCTCCATCAATATCAACAAAACTGCTCCCATCCAACCCATCCGATATAAATCCAAAAGGAGCCATATCTTGTTCTATTTGATTTTTTTGCTCTTCATATAATCTTTTTCTTACATCTTGATCGGTCAGTTCTTTAAAATAATCTTGAGCTACTAACCAAGCATAAATCACAAGACACATTGCCAAATCATCATTGCATCCTTCTTCAGCTTCAAATGAATTATGTTTTTGGATAAATGTCGTCAATTCACTTATGATATCATAATCATTCAATAATAATTTACTTTCTTCAATCATTGTCTTGAGATTAAGACATCCAACTTTTTTTACAGTTTTGGACATCTTAACTCCTAGTTGCGTTTTTTTCCCAGAAAATCCTTGTCCAACTATTTGACCCGCTCTACCTCTCATAGAACACATTAGTAAATTATTATATTCCAAATCATATTGCAATATACTTGCAACTTGATCACCAACATCATTTACTTCACATAAAAGATAAGCATTATTGTAAGCTGTTGCAGCTTCGTGAATAATGCTTGGAAATAGCATTGGTTTAATTTCGTTATTTCTATACTTAGAAACAACTTTATGTGGAAATTGAGTTATATCAATTACAGTAAATGCAGAATAATCGTTTCCAACACCCCTTGCAACATCAACTGTAATTAAATAATCGTGATTTTCTTCAGGTTCAACATAAACATCTAAACCTGCACTACTTTTATAAGGATGATCATATACTAAATTTCTTAATTTTGATGGTGCAATAAGAGTGTCAACTGATCCTAAAAATTCACATTCAAATTCAACTTTGAATTGTGATTCGGAAGTATTAGCAATAGTTTGCTTTTTCCATTCTTCATCTCTTCCTGGAACTTCACTCCAATGAACATCAGTATAAACATATTCATTTTTACCTTTTTCAGCATCGTGCCACATTCGGTAGAAATGATTCATACCATGTGGTGTTGAAACTATAATAACTTTAGTTTGTTTACCTGAAGTAATCGTAGGATAAACTGATGCAAAGAAAGAATCTGCGATATGATTCGGAACGAATGCAAATTCGTCTAAAAATAAAATATTAAATGACATCCCTCGTACAGCAGATGCTGATGTTGATGCCGCTAAAATTTTAGATCCATTTTCCAGTTCAAGAGAACCTTTGTTCCAAGAAATAATTCCTTGCTGCATCCACTTTGGTAGATTTTCATATGCAGTTTGCAATCTATCTAAAAGTTCTCTAGCAGTTGCTGCTTTATTTGCGAGAATACCAATATTAACATTATCATTAAAAACTGCATAATGCAATAGAAATGCCACAACAGTTGTTGACTTTCCAGTCTGTCTAGGCATTTTACAGATATTAAATCTATGTCTATGAAAATTATTAATTAATTTTTCTTGGAAATGATAAGGCTTAAAGTTTTGAAGACCATGATCAAGAGTAACAATTTTTACATAATTTTTGGCAAAATAAACAGGATCGTTCATACATTTTGCAAGTTCAATAACTTGATCTTGTGTGAACTCGTGAGTAGTATTTGCTTTTTTGAGAAGAGGATTGCCTAGATAAACATCATTATTTGCCATAACAAATACCTACAGATTAATTACAATTCCAACGTCTTAATGCTCTATTAATTCTACTATCAGGATCTCTTGCAGTTTCTGCGCTAGTTAATCTCTTTTTCATACCAGACATACGACTACAAAAGTTTTTTCTGCGTTGAGCTCTTTTTCCTGATGGATTTTTTTCAGTCACTGCAGTTTTTAGTTTTGAACCAGGATTCTCACGGCGATATGCATCAACTGCTTTTTGACTCAGACCATCAGTTTTATCTTGACGATTAATTTTTTGCCAATCTTCATCAATTTCAACCTCTTCTCCCATTGATTTAATATAATTTCTGTTTGGTCCCGGAGATGCAAAACTTCCTCCTTGTGGACCAAATACTTGAATTAAAGGTTGACCTGGTTGAATTTCTGAAATGGAATGATAAAGTACGTTACACCCAGGATAAACTTTCTGGAGTTCATCAGTTATCTCTTTTCTTGTTGGAGTTTTTACCTGCGGGAAGAACATTCTAAGTGCATAATATTTTCCTCTCCAATTTAAAGTAACTGCAATTACATTTCCTGTCTGTGCTTGCAGTCTTGTTGCTTCATCTACTTGAGATTTAAATCCTTTTATTGGTTCTGGTTTGATAATATCAACTACCTCTGCAAAAGTGTTTCCGTTAGCATCTTCAATAGTCACATTTTCTTTAGCAACGCAATTTGGAACCTCCTTCCCGCCTTTAATTTTAGTTGGTGGATTTCCTAATTTTTTTGTAGTCCAACATTTACCAGCACCTACATTTTTTCTTGCTTGCTCTAAATCTTCACCAATATCTAAAGTTTTTGGATATCCTTCTTCTCCTGGCTTTGCTGGACGTTCTCCACGCTTTCTTTTCGCATGAATATTATCCCACAATCCTTTTTTCTTACCCTCTTCAATAATTTCTCCAACAATTTTGTCAACAATCCTTTGCTCTTCCATTTCTCCGCTTGTAACATAATCTGCTGCAGTATCAATATAATCTGCTGCCTTTGTGATTTTTGATTGAACCCACGCCTCTAAATTACCTTCGCCTTTTCCAACCGTCATTTGTAGTCTTTTAATTGCATCCGACATTGTTTTTAGTTCTGAACGAACCATAGAATACTCTTCATCCTTTACGGAAACTTTATCCCACGCTTTCTCACCATAACTACACTCAGATCTCGTCTCCCTTTTATTACATAAAGGACAATATCTTTGTTCTTCGTGAGATTCTTTTACATCTCTAAATTTTTTATGTTCTTTTTTAGCATCTGCCTCCATTTTTTTGAGGCGAGTGTAATAGTCGGGTATTTCATCCAAATGCTGAAGAGCAATGTCCATAGCAAGTTTATGATCTTTAGTATGCTCATGTTCAATTGGCTCTCCCATATCAAGTTGTTTCTGAATAAAAGAAGCATCAAGACGATGCTTCTTTGCAATTTGTTCAACTGTTTTATGCGGTTTAAATGAGCTCATATTATGAGATGTGAGTTTTATTTGTATTTATAGTTTAAAACTTACTCAGATTATCCTCAATCCTTTTTGCATACTCTTCTGATATTTCATAATTATTTTTTATCTCTAAAAATAATTTTTTAGATTCCTCAGTTTTGCCCCACCACCAAGATGATATAGCCTTTTCAAACAATAATCCATATTTTCCTGGATATTCTACATCAGTTTTGAGTGGTTTACAATCAAAATCTACGTTATTTAACGCCTGATCAGCCATAATATAACACTCTTGCCAACATTGTCTTCTTTCACAAAAACGACTGAGTAAAAAATATGCTTCAGGTCTTTCTGGAACTAAACATAAAGCTTGTTGAAGAATTCCTTTAGCCGTTCCATCTCTAGTTCCCTGCCGATCATAAGAATTTGATGCATGAATTAATGCTTCATATGCAAGTACTTTATCATCTGTTCTTTCTGCACATCTTAAAAAGTATGAAAGTGCTGGAGCGTGATGACCTCTTCCTTCGTACCAATGCGCCAAATTCCAATTGCAAATAGCATCTTCAGTATTAAGTGCATATTGTGAAAGAGGATCTGAGCAATCATTTGGTTCTATAATATTGATAAAATTGATATCTTTTTCAGGTAGAAGATAATTTTTAACCCTTGGCAAATCAAAAATTATTTGTGGCAGATTATCTAATGGATATGATTTTAAAATATTATCTTTATCTCCCGTTAAACTAGAAGATCCTTCTTTTGCAACAAAAGAATTGATAAATTCTTCAAAGTTTTTATTTTCTCCAGAAAAACTAAAAATTTGATTTGTATAACTAAAAGACTTTGATTTTACAACTCTATCTTGTGTACTTCCCATCCAACTAAAATGCCAACCTAAATCATTTAAAAATACGTCTCCTTGAACTGGATGACCTATTATAAATGGACATTGGTATTCAGATCTCATAGAATCTGGAGAACAAATTTCTAAATGCTGCTTTAAACACATAACCATTGATCTAGCATAAGGTTTAATCGATCCATCGGAAAAATGAGTTCTTAAATTGGATCTTCCTTCCAATAAAACCAAAGGTATTTTAATAATTCCTTCTCTATTTGTTCTCAATATATTTGAAAGAAAATCAATATTCTGTGGATTAATTATTTCGTCACAATCACTAATTATGAAAACGGTATTATCATCGTATTTGTTTAAAACCTGAGAAAATGCGTTTCTTTGTAGTTTTTCTCTACTTTGGGTTTTTATGTTTGGATTAAAGTAAAGGTCATAGTCTGTAGGTGGTCCAATTTTTTCTTCTGATAAATCTAACTCAATAACTTCAATTTTATTTTCGGGTAAACCTAGTTCTTTTATTGTATCCTTGCAAGTATATTCCTTTTTAATTCCACTAAACGTGTAATTACCTTCAACAATGATAAATTTATCTACATGATCCTTTAATAAATTAATTCTCAATTCGAGTAATTCTTTTTCATTAAAATATAAAAAACAATCTACAACATTACTTTTCTTTTTCGGTGGAAATTGTGCCTTTACTACGAATCCTCTTGTCATTGTTTTTTTATCCTCCTTTTTTTTATTTTGATTATTTTTCCACCAATCTAAAACATATTCGTGTGATTTATAATGATTATTCTTTTGCCCATCCTTAACATCGTCATCATAACCATCAAAAGTAGAAGTAAACCTAATATCCTCGACAAACAATGGATAAGTATATGTTTTTCCTACACTAGCAAAAAGAATATTTTCAATAAGTGGCATAACATCTTGATTTGGAACTTCCAAATTAAATGTATCCCCCAAACAATAGGTCTCTATTAATCTTTTTGCATAATCTCTAGTTATAATATAAGCACTTACTGCCCAATCGTCCCAATATCTATCTCTTAATTTTATTTCACCCAAATCACCCTTAACTGATAATAACTGAACACATTCCCAATCTTCTGGAAGATCATTGATTAATTCTTCCCAAGTAAAGTTCCAATATTCTACAGTTTCTAAACTCAAATCATCTTCACAGAAAAAACCATATTTGTGGTCAGTTTTTTCATACCATTCTTTAATTGCCTTTAAATGAGAAACGCAACAACCTTTAGTTCCATCATTTAACTGATATGCATATTTACCTGTTACAATATCATTAGACTCTGAAAATCTTTTTGAGGTTAAGAAATTTACAGAGTGACCATACTTATTAAATTGATTCACTATATTCCTTCTTCTATCTGTAGATTCTGCAAGATTCATACAATAGATTGATGGAATTGAATTTAATTTTGAATTGTTTACCTTTAATTCTTTTGATGCATAAAAAACATTATTACCCCCATCTTCAATATTCCAAAAATATTTTTTACTTACATAGAAATTAGATATATCATCAATTAAAGCTTTACTTTTTTTGCTTTGATCTAAAGTTACACAATATTCTGCTTCCCAATGAATTTCTTCTTCTGTTTGATTAGGTCTATTCATTCTAAGACCACTTTTAAAACTTTCTAACTCCTCTTGATCAAATCCATTATAATTTTCAAATCTCTTTGTGTCTTGATGTGGAATGTGAAGCAATTTATAATCAAATGTAATCTTTTTTTGAGTAAGTCCAAGAAGTTCTAGTCTTGAATAAAATTCATCATCTTCATATCCATAATATTTCCCAAGATCTTCATTATATCCACCAACTTTGTCAAAATTTTCTTTTGATACCAACAAAAATCCACTTAAGTGTCTAAAGAATGGACTATAAGCTCTAAAATATTCATCCAATTCTTGGTCACTCATCGTCAATTTATTAAAAATATAAGTCCCCCATTCTTCCGAATAATACTCATTGGATTTTTTTCCATTTTTTCCAGTTACAAACGTTTTTTCATCTACTGGATAATCATTTAAAAAATTATAATATGGATTAAAAATATAATCTGTATCTAATTTTAATATATAATCTCCAGTAGCAATACTTGCAGCTAGATTTAGTGGTTGGGGAAGATTGAAATATTTCTCATCATCTACCCTGATAATTTTAATCCTATCATCAAGACTTACTAAATCTTCAATTGATTCGTCAGATGACCAATCGACAATAATTATTTCCTTTATTTCTTTAACATTTAACCAAGAACTTAAAGATACGTTTAGTGGTTCTCTTCTATTTTTACACGCACAAATAGCAGAAATATTCATAATCACTCTCCAAATACAAAACTATAAAGTACTTTTTTTGGAACCCTCAATATATAAGCCGCATTATCTTGATATCCAAATGTAATAAGATAATTGTCACCATACTCTGCCATACCAACAGCAAATTCTATTTCTGCTTCCATAAAAGAAAATTGTTCAGATACTTTCACTAAATTCCAGTCATTATCCCAAACAACAAATCTATGGCGATATGTTCCATCCTTTCTTCCTTGCTTACTATTGAATAAGAAAGTTTCGTGATTCACACAAAACCTATATCCATTGTAAGATAAAACTTGAGATCCTCCTCTCAAGTCTACGCATCCCATATCTTTCCAACTCTTTAGAACTACTGTTTCGCAAGTTCCTTTTTGCATATCGACCCTTACAATTTCTGTGCCATTCGACCACTTAATATAATGATATGGCATATCTAAGATAGGAATCCAATTCTTTTCACAATATGAATCATCATTTCCCGGAGAAGGTACTCTAAATCTGGATACTTCCTTTACACCATTCTCAGAAACTTCCAATTCTGAAAGTTCCATTCTACCTTGTCCATTAGTTGTTGTATCTCTACGAACACCAGTTAGATATAGTTTTCCATCCCATCTTACTATCCTAGAATCTTCTAATCCAACAAATTCCCAGAGTGGTGGTTTATCTAATGCTGTTGTATCTACGTGATGATATGATTTAATTGTTAGATCCTCATTCATTTCGCACATAATATTATGAGTGCGAAGGTGTAAATCATTTTCTGGATGAATATAAACAAGAGGACCCCAATGATGCTCAAACTTTTTCTTTTCAGAATGATAAAGAGTGTAATTTATATTTCTTAAATTCACCCATAGTTTTTCTCCATCAAGATAAACAGATGGGTTTGTTAAAGAAGGTCCTCTTAAATCTACCGGAGGAATTATTAATGAATGAATACTTCCACCATTCTCTAATACAAATTTTACAAAATTCATAAAACATTATTAAATTTTTAGATATTTATATCTTAGCGAGATAATGCAAAATTTACACCAAATCGATTAGTACCCATATTTCCACATTTTCCTTGAACACCTTGATTGCCTTGGAGACCTTGAACGGATTGTCTACCTTGAATACTTTGTGATCCTTGAAGACCTTGTGATCCGTCTGGTTTTCCCTCACTTCTTATGAGAGTAGATAGTAGTGCCATTAGTATCCTAATATAAAATTAATTCCGATATTTGAAGGTCCCTGAACACCCTGAATAGCTTGAAGACCTTGAAGACCTTGAGTTCCTTGAGTTCCTTGAGTTCCTTGAACACCTTGAGTACCTTGAGACCCCTGAAAATTTGAAGTGAGTAAAGTTGATAGTAATGCCATTTTTTTAATTTATATATTTTATCCGGGAGATAACCAAGCAATAATAGCTAAACCTCTCATACTCGACCCTTGAGTACCTTGAGTTGCCTGAAGACCTTGGACACCTTGCAATCCTTGAACACCTTGACTTCCTTGAGGACCGACAGATGCATAAACCTCCCAAGTAGATCCATCATAAACAAAATCAACTGTTATTCCTTTTACGTCTAGAATTAAGTCCTCTACTAAACCTTCAATTGTAGATCCATTTCTCCCAACTGTTAGATTTGTTACGTTCCAATTATTTGCATCTGCAATTGAAACGACATTGCCACTGGATGGAGTTGCTGGAAGAGTAATTGTAAATGTTCCTCCAGCAGTATTTGCAAGTATTTTATCTCCTGTAACTGCGGTATAATTTGTTGTTTTTAATTGCCACGAAGAGACTGCTCCAGATCCCTGAAGACCCTGTAGACCTTGAGTACCTTGAGTTCCTTGAGTTCCTTGTGTTCCTTGTGTTCCCTGAGTGGTTCCTGCAAGACCCTGTAGACCTTGAGTTCCTTGCGTTCCTTGTCTACCTTGAGTACCTTGTGTTCCCTGAGTGGTTCCTGCAAGACCCTGTAGACCTTGAGTTCCTTGAGTGCCTTGAGTTCCTTGTGTTCCCTGAGTGGTTCCTGCAAGACCCTGTAGACCTTGAGTTCCTTGAGTTCCTTGAGATCCTATTCCCTGTGTTCCTTGAGAACCCTGAGTTGTTCCAGCGAGACCTTGTAGACCCTGAGTTCCTTGATTACTTAAACCCTGAAGACCTTGAGTTCCTTGCGTTCCTTGTCTACCTTGAGTACCTTGAGATCCTTGAAGTCCCTGAGTACCTTGAGTACCCTGAGTACCTTGAGTTGTTCCCGCAAGACCTTGTAAACCTTGAACACCTTGAGATCCTTGAGTTCCTTGAGATCCTATTCCCTGAGTTCCTTGAGTACCTTGAGTAGTTCCTGCAAGACCTTGTAAACCTTGAGTACCTTGAGTACCTTGAGTACCTTGAGTACCTTGAAGACCTTGAGTACCTTGAGTGGTTCCTGCTAGACCTTGAACACCTTGAGTACCTTGAGTTCCTTGTCTACCTTGAGTACCTTGAGTACCTTGAGTAGTTCCAGCAAGACCTTGAGATCCTTGAGTTCCTTGAGATCCTATTCCCTGAGTACCTTGAAGACCTTGAGTACCTTGAGTGGTTCCAGCAAGACCTTGAGGTCCTTGAGTTCCTTGAGTTCCTTGAGTTCCTTGAGTTCCTTGAGTTCCCTGAGTGGTTCCTGCAAGACCTTGAGGTCCTTGAGTTCCTTGAGTTCCTTGAGTTCCTTGAGTTCCTTGAGTTCCTTGAGTGGTTCCTGCAAGACCTTGAATACCTTGAGTACCTTGAGTTCCTTGTCTACCTTGAGTACCTTGAGTACCTTGAGTAGTTCCAGCAAGACCTTGAGGTCCTTGAACACCTTGAGTACCTTGAGATCCTTGTAAACCTTGAGTACCTTGAGTACCTTGAGTAGTTCCAGCAAGACC